TTCCATATGATGCAGAAAGAGTATCCCCTTCATATACATCTGGTAATTCGCCTAACATACACATTTCATAGATGTTCCAGTCTTGGTCAATAGCCAAAACTTCTGTCCATTTCTGACTTTCTTCATCAGCACTTATCTGTCCTGTGAAAATTTGTATGACTGTTAGGTCATCTATACGAATGAACTTTTCACCATATGCAGAAGGTTCTTTTGTAATCATTTTATAAGAGATTCCTGCTTCAGATTTTTGCTGTAATAAATCAACGTCTTTCTCCTGAAATAATGCTTCATTTTCGTTAATAAAATTTAACGTCTTTTCAGGAATTTTTATGCCAGCTTGTTCCGAAAAACTTTTCAACCATTCCCCATATGTGGGCGTCCACAATCCATTACTGTATGTTCCCTTCTGTATCTGTCCATTTTCCCATGTCGTTTTTCCAATTCCATCAAAAGACCCATTTACGAACTCTCCCTCATAAGTCCATTGTATGCCCTCATCATTCACGCTTTCAAATATTCCAAGTCCATTTGGAATACCATCAACCAGCGTTCCTGTATAACTTCCTTGTCTTTCGCCAGAAGGAAGAGTAATAGACAACTCTTTTGCCGTTACTTCCTTCTCCCCTCCACTACAGCCAGATAAGATAAAAACCGACATCAAAGTACATAATAAAATACAAATATACTTTTTCATACTTCTGAACCCCCTTTTTCTCCATCCTATCACAGTCCATGAAGTTGGTCAATCTATCTCATCCTGTTTTCCGCTTCAAAATCCATGAAAGCCATGAGTGTGATCAATTCTCCATCTGTCATAGCATAACTTTGGGAGGGCAGAATGCCAAACTTTAGCCACGCTCGGTACATAATAGTAGCTCTGGCATCTCCATCCCGAATCAGTTTTTTACTTCTTCCACCACATCGCTTCCATATCCGGACATTTTATTGATGATCCTGTAAAGCTCCCAAACCTCGCCTGCACGCAGCAGTTTTTCAACAACCTCCTTGCCAGAAGGTGTCCCCAACTTGGATGTAAATACATCATGACTGAAAGATTTCCCTTCGACTTCGCATCCTTCCAAAATGGTATTCAAACGAATATCCGTTTCATCCTTACTGATTTCCCCTACATGGGCTACCTGTTCATGCCCCAACGGCTTACAGGTAACCAGAAATGGTTCTCCCACGATTTCAGACAAGCGTTTGACCTCATAGGTTTTCTTTTCCTTGTTCTGCAGTTTTTTCAAATCTGTTTCCAGCAGTTTATCTAAAATACTCATATATTTTCTTCCTCCTTTAGTCTGCATCAATAACATCCAGCAGATCCCAGTCTGTAAATGTAAACGGCTGACTTACCACACCAAGTTTTTGTGCTTCCCAGTCTGCCAAGGTCAGCGTCGAAAACTGAACGCCTTTCAAAACAACTCGCTCCGATCCCCAAGAATCTGGATCAGCCAATTTACTCATAATGGTAAATACAGGTGTTTTTCCGGCTTTGATCATGTCAGAAATCAAAATCGCCATACGGCTGTTGATTTTTGTCATGGTAATATTGCCGTTGCACTCCATGCCACTGAATTTCTGGTGTTTTGCCAGATCCCCACACATAGGCACGTCCATGAACTGCATCTGCACCTCTGCCTTCAGTGCAGTCGCCTCTCTTACCAGCTGACCTTCCAGATAAAGTTTTCCAAATGTACCGTTGATCGCACGCCGTTCATCAAACTGTCCCATACATCTCCCCCCTTAAATATAGAATTTCACGGAAATATCCTCGATTGCGTTCAAGATCTTATAGGATGCGGATAAGAATACGTTTGTGCCCGTATTTGCCCCTTTGATCTCCTGTTCTGTCATTTCGGACGTATCAATCCCCTGCCCTTTCAAATAGTTTGTCTGGGCTTCCATGTCAACACCTGTTACGATGTTCTGATCCAGCAGTTCCTCATCCCGCAGCCCTTCCAGATATGCCTGAATGGAAATGATCAGCAAACATTTATTATCATAGCTGTTTGCGAATTTGCCGATATAGACATCCTCGCAGGTGGTTTTGATATCTGTATAGATCATATCCATGATGTCCACAATTTTGATGGACTTGTAATCTGCGCTTTTGGTCTGACCTACTGTCACCAGGCTGTTTACCGCACGACCAACTTTTACTTTCTCCCCGTCATGGAAGATCACAAGCTCACCGGCATCGATTTTGGCATCCAATTCTGATTTCGTGAATTTTGGAACATCTTCCACTTCAGACAGAGGATAGTATGTCGCACTGACGGAAAGTGGAGTACCTGCCAGCAGGCTTGCCATACGAGAGCAATATTCCGCCGCACTGTATGTTTTTTCTCCCACCTTGATGTCTGATGTAGTGAAATTGATAATTCCTTCATGATCCGCTTTCGCATTTGGCAGCACTGCCTTTACACGAATCCCTTTGTTATCCCGTAAGGTTTTGATAAAAGTGATAATGCTGGTTACTTCTTCTGGCGTTACAGTTGGAGGCGCCACAAAATAATCAAACTTTGTCACTTCCAAAAATTTCAGACCGTTTGCTACCGTATCCGTCAGAATCACCTGCACATACTTTACAGGCATACTGCCGCCATAAAAGGCACGTTCCAAGTATGCTTTATTGTCTTCCGTCAATCCCTCCGGAATCTGCGTAACGTCTTCGACCTTCGTTACACCGGCGTCCTTCTCCGCCTCGATCAGCATCACAGCCACGATGCCACGCTCACCACGCTTAATGGCTGTAGATGCTTTGCTTTTAAATTCAATCAAAATATTGGGTAATCCCATTTACTTCACCCTTTCTGTAAAATGCACATTCTCCGCTGCATCCATATTTTCTTCTTCCTCGAACATGGCAAATGGTGCATCCTCCTTATATTCAAATCGAATATAGAAAGAAAGCTGTTCATCCGCATCCTGTGTTTCATATGTAAAAAGAAGCGTTCGATCTCCTACCGGCAAAAGAAATGTGTTCAAAAAAGCAGTCACCTTTTCTTCAATTTCCAGTTTTTCATCAAAATCCGTCGTGCCATAACCATCTGTTCTGCCGAAGTAAATAATTTGTATTTCTCTGTTCGTGTCCTGAAAAAATGCGTTGTGCCTGCTTTCTTGATTGAAGCTAGGCAAATAAAGGAAAGCAGGAGGGGAATATCCTTCCCCTATCTTTCCGAAATAATGCTCCGCTTCCGGAACGCATTTTGCAAATTCATTTTTCAATGCCTGAAGAATCTCTTTCTTTCCCGTCAAAACAGATCACCCACCAATTTTTCCACCATTTCCTCTGCGTCACCAATCAACTCATCTTCCAGGTCATTCATGGCGTTTCGATACATATGTTTCCCCGGTACCCAGCCTACTACGGCGCCTGTACTTCTTGGATTGGCGCTTTGCAGCTCTTTTTTCGGTACTTTTAGAGGACCGCCCCGCACCAGTTTGTGTCCATTCTCTACTAGATGTGCATGTGGTGCGATTTTGGCATCATTACGCACAGCCGCATATCCGCCGCCGCTGCCAATATCCAGTGTTACACCTTCCAGCAAATGTCCTGTAACCTCTTTTGTTGTGGTGGATATATTCTGCAGCACCTTCCGCTGCATTTTTTCTCCTGCGTTTTCAACAAGTTCACGCCTTGCGTCCGAAAATTTTTTTAACATTGCTTCAAATGCCTTGTCCAAGTCTTTCAAGCTTTGTTCCATCTTTGGTTCCCCTTTCCGTAATATCCGCAACAGCTTTGATTTTCAAATACTCATTTCGATACATCACATTGTCAATGGAAGAAATGTTATAGAGATTCCCTCGAAACAAGATTCTGTCTTTTTCTGTCAGGTCACGGCAAGCGGAATACCGGATCACAAATTCAACAGTCCTTTCCACGCCGTATTCCTTCGCTTCCCAGTATTCCTTTCCATGCAGACCGTTTACCTTCGCCCACACTTTTTTAAGGAGCAGAAAAGAAATTTTTGTATCCCCGTAAATCCCCTGCGTTTTTGTCAGACGCTGGATTTCGATACGGTTTCTCAATTCTCCTGGCTGCATTCAGCTCCCCCCTTATAAAATAATGCGGCAGTATTGGTTGATGATTGCCGATGCCGCTGGATTGATATTCGGTGTTTTCCCGGATATCAGAATGGTATATGTGCGGTTTTCGTACATATCCGCCGCCAGCATTAAAAAAGCAAGGGTGAGATCTGCTTTTGTATCGATCTCCTCCTCGCTCATACCTGTTTGGCTTTGAATAAACTGTTTGCCTGCGTCCATAATGGCTGCAAAGAGGATATCTTCCTCCGCTTCACCTTCCGCACGGCAAAACAATTTCACTTCCTCTATGGTCAGGTCACTGATCTTCACAGGCGTCACCCTCTGCCTCTGTTCCAATTTCCACTTCAATCTCTGCAATCCGCTGAATGATTTCTTTTTTTGTTCCGGCTGTAGAAACTCCCATTTCTTTTGCCAGTTTTTTCAGGTCTGCGGTTGTCATTTCTTCCAGATCCGCTTCATCCAGATAACCGACTTGCAGTTCCGCTTCATCCGCACTCTGATCTGTGCTGTCTTCTGCATTGGAATTCTGATTTTCTGTAGTTTCTTCCTGTTCCTTATCAGGTTCGGGCGGTTCCTGACCATTCACCATGATTTTTGTTACATATCCCGCTTCCAGCAGATCTTGCAACGTATCATTTTCTTCCAGCTCCATCTCCTGTCCCTGTCCCATAGATACTTTCCCGCCAAAACTTTTTAACGCTTTTACCCACATATGCATATCCTCCCTTCTGCTCAGGCAGATTTCATTTTCAGTACAGCCAGTTTCTGATGGTTAGAAACTTTGCTGTCAAATTCCATCCAGGAAAGGATACCGATTGCGTGCATATCAGCGTATTTTTCACGCAAAACCTTGATTTCGATGTTTTCCCGCATGTTTACGGACAAACCGCTGTAATCGCCATAGAGGATAGCCGCAGCATCTGCCGCAATCTGTGGCATATTATCGGAAAGATAAACAGGTTTTCCCAACATCTTGTAAGGGAATTCGCCGGAAATATCGTCCTGCAGAAGATATCTGCCGTTTCCGTCCTTCAACTGCTTCAGCACCACAAAAGTGTCTGGATGCATGGTCCAGCAAGCATCTTTCTGATACACCTGTTTTACTTTTGCCTGCACCGCAATCAGTTCATCTGTTGTAATGGCTGTTGCCGCTGCCGCAACCAATACATTATTGGTTGCCAGTGCACCTTCATTTTTTCCGCTTTCACCATTGAGCAGCTTTCCTTCCAAGAAAATAGCAATTTCTTCTGCCATCTGGCTGATGACGAAATCTACCACACTGAAAGAGCCATTATTTTCCAAAGATTCTCCAATCAATGTCAATGCACCCGCCAGGAAGCCGTCCAGATCAACAGAAGTAAATTTACCGGAATCTGCGGTCAAAGCAGTAAATTCTTCGCTGAACGCCACTTTAATATCATGTTCATCATTTTTTCCCCATACGGGAATTTTCAATTTTCCTTTTACATGATACATAGTTGCTTTTTCCAGAATCGGGCATCTGTCTTTTACTTCCTTGATGATGCGGTTTGCAATGGTTGTTGGAATGATGGCGCCGTTATCTCCCATAGTCATGTTCTTTTCGCCTGCACGTTCTTCCACCTTATTCAGGATATAATTACAGAACGCTCTTTCTTCCAGTTCTTCTGTGGTAGGCTCTTTTTCTTCCCCTTTCGCCTTGAAACCTTTTTCTTTTCTGGCTCTTTCTTCTGCCGCAATGGTGCTGTCAATCTGTTCAATCTCTTTTTCCAGATTTTTAAACTTTTCCAGTTCTTCCTGAGCCATAGCTCTTTCTTCTGTTTTTGCGGTATTTACCAGTGTTTCCATTTCCTGAACCTTTTCGGCTCTGTTCTCCTGCAATTTTTTCAAAAAACTCATGTTCATTCTCCTTTCAGCTTTTTCAGTCTTTCTTCCAGTTTGGTGTAGTCCGGTTTCTTCTTTTCCGCTTCAACCTGCATCGTAATTTCACCAGGCATAGATCTTTCTTCGATTTCTTCCTCTCCTTCTGCCCGAACCTCTACGCTGGTGGCACTGTAACAAGGGTTTTGGTGGATGACCAGTGTGACATGATCCAGTGTGATTCCTCTGATATGACGCAAGGGCAATTTCCCCTCACGTTCTTCCAAAGAATCAATCACATTTTTCATGCCAAAGCTCCATCCTTTGATCAGTTTTTCACGGGCTGCCTTTACCACTTCCGTATCGGATGTAACGGTTTCTGCCTTCAGACCAATGGCATCTTCTTTCAGTGTCAATGATCCGTCACCTGTTCTTGTAATGACCCTCTCCCGGTTATGATCAATGGTCATTGGGATATCTGTTCCACATTCCAATGCCTTGCGAAATACGCCGCTTTCTACCCTTTCAATCACTTTCCCTCTAGGTGTAATCACCGGGCGGCTCTCACGCTCTACCACATTGACATATCCTTCAATCCGTACTGTGTTATCTGCTCTGACTTCAATCCTCATGCTTCTCACCTCCCTTCCTATTTGAAAAATCCATGACCTTATTGGTGTTTGGCGTATAGATTGTGCCTGTTTTTGGATCGACCAGCACATCATTCAAACCGATCTTGATCCAGTTAAAACCAAGTGGCGGCATATCTTCTCTGGCTCTTACTTCGTCGATCTGCATGATATTGTGTGCCACCGCAATGCCATAGGCCTCATAGCGTTCCTTCAAATCACCCCTGGTGATTTCTTTTGTATCGAAGGCAAAATAAAAGGACCCTTTCTCCCGTTCCAGAAGAAGGTCCCTGTCCAGAGCCGTTTCGATGGTATTCAACAATCCCATCACTACGTCGATATATTCTTTTCTGTCGTTGTTAGTTGCCCCGCCAGTCAAAATACTGGAAGGAAAACCAAAAATTTTGCAAATCTCATCACCATTCGTTTCCTTGTTTTCGTTGAGCTGCATTTCCACAGAGGTATTAGAGCTTTCTTTGAATTTTGCCCCTTTGTTCAGCACCACAACGTTTTCTGTGTCATTGCTGTATACTTTCCTCCATGCGTTTCTGATGGCGTCTATGGAATCCTTATCGAGCCTGTTTTCTGACTCAATAAACCCTTTCTTGTTGCCGCCTTTTTTCACCAGATTTTCTTCAAACACCAAAGAATTATAAGCCACTCCAAAAATCAGCGGATTTTCCTGCCAGATAGGCAGAGAAGAAGCACCATCTCTGGCTCTGCGGTGAATCTTGAAGAATTCATGGGGCAGATATGTCCGTCCATTGACCATAATGTCATAATCCTTAAAAATTGGATCTGAATTTATCACAATGGAAACATCTTCTTCCTTCACATAATGCAGGCTTTTGATTTCCAGCCCTTCTCTGTTGATATAGACATATCCACCTTTTCCCATATAGTAATCCTCAATGAGCGCACGCCAAAATTCATCACTGTTGAGCGTGTCCCCCGGATCAGCGTTGAGCAGCCGCAGCCGATAATCGTCTTTGATTTCCCGCACCTCTCCATCCACCACCTGATACATGCGTATGGGCAATCGGCAGACGGTACCAGCAATCTTTTCAATACAGCCTTTTACCGTTGGAATCTGGAGCACTGTTTTTTTATTGATGTTTGATTCTCCGATCAGTGCCCGCAAAAGGCTTTCTTCCGCAGTTACCATTGGGCTTTCCTCTGCCCTGTCCTCTGTGATTCCAAAAAAATCTTTCATACGTTCCAAAAATCCCAATTTCTCACCCCCTTCTTATATGATTTGTGCGCCCCAACTATCCTCACCGAGCAGCACCGCATCCTGCAGAAGGTAGATGGCGTTAATCAGTGATACGACCATGTCCACTTTCCCGGATGATCGTTTTTTGTTGACATACTTATTCAAATTGGTGTCCTCGGTGCATCTGGCGTTCTGGAAATTGATTTCCAGCATCAGGTTTTGTTCGTAACAAAACAATTTGTTGAGGATATACTCCCGCAGCAGTTTTGTAGGTCTGTGCAGTGTTTTGCTGTGCTGGATGATTTCCACACACTCCAACGGGTTTTTATCATCGTTTTCCAGCTTCTGTACGGTCGATAGAGCGTTGTATCGGTCATACCCTACCTGTTCCACTATAACGCCGTATTCCTCCGGCAGGGACAGGATAAAGCGTTCCACGAAGCTGTAATCAATGACCTCCTCACCGCAGGCGAAACACTCGCCGGCGGCAATGAGTTTTTTATAATTGACACCTTCTTTTTTGCTTTTGATGACAATTCTTTCTTTGGGGATAAAGCCCCACACTTTTGCATAGATTTTCCCAGTTTTTTCGTCATAGGTCACCATTGCCACAGATGTATTATCGTCTGTCTGAGACAGATCCAGTCCGACCCAAACCCTACGCCCCTTCCAAAATGTTTTATCCGCCTCCACACAGCACTGTCTGACCTTGGTGATATCAATATACCCTTCTGTTCCCAGTCCTTTGTAGCGGATGTTATTGTGCTTACAGAGGTAATTCTCCCGCTTATTCTCGTAAAGAATTGCGTATTCCCGCTTCTCAAGCAGATTTTAGATCGGAA